TGCTCACGCGAACACCGAGTCCTGGTATTCGCCGAGTTGCAGCAGCACCCGCACGTCCGGGTCCATCCGGGCGAGCAGGGACACGCCGGCGTCGGCGAACGCGGCGACGCCCTGTACGGAGCCGCGCCGCCCGTACAGGCGCGCCGCCTGCAGTGTGGCCGCCTCGTCGCAACGGGGCGCCCCCACGATCGTGGCCGGGTCCACCGGCTGCCCCGCCTGGTCGACCAGCTGCGGCAGGTCCGCCCGCAGCTGGGCGATGAGGTCGTTCGCGGCGTCGACCGCGTCGGCCAGGGCGGCGTCGTCGACCGGGCGCCCCGGCGTCAAGCCGAGGTGCGTCTTCAACCGGTCGACCGAGGTGGGCATCGGGTTACTTGCCCCCGCCGCCCGAGGCTGCCGCGGTGGCGGTGCCGGCGGCGACCTTGGCCAGCGCCGCCGCCTGCGTGACCAGCGGCAGCGCCATCGTCTCGGCCAGGATCACCAGCACGTTGCGGATGAAGTTGTCGTTGTGGCTGTCGGACATGAACGTCGACGCCGAACCCTGCTCGAACACGGTGACCGCGTTCTGCGTGTCGCCGACGTAGGCGGTGCCGGCCGGGATCTCGGCCACCGGCACCGGGCGCAAACCCCAGAACTGGCCCATGCGGACGGGCCCGTCGACGGATTCCATCATCACGGCCACGTCGAGCGCGGCCCAGTCGGCCGGGTTGAGCAGCACCGTGTTCGCGTTCGGGAACCCGTTCACCTGGACCTCGGCGATGGCCTGCCGGATCGCGCCGAGGAACGTGACGTTCGCGGACGCGCCGGTGCCGCCGTAGGTGACGGTGTCGAACGTGCCGGCGGCGAGCAGCGCCGCGATGTCCGACTCGATCTTGGTGTAGATGCCCTGCCGCAGCTTGTTGGTGACGATCGACTGGATCAGCGGCAGGTTCGACAGGGCTTGGCGGGTGATGCCCTTCCAATGCGCGTAGGTCTGCAGCGTGCCGGTCTCGGTGTCCAGCGTGATGTCCGCTTCCGGCTTCGGGGTTCCCTCCGGCACGACCCCGGCCGGCGGGGCGGGCGAGTCGTCCTTGAGCCACTGCACCACGTTGCTGTTGGTGCCCATGTGCCCGCACGCGGCGAGCAGCGGGGTCGGGAACGCCGGCCCGGCGACGGTGACGGTCTGCGGCAGCGTCGGCAGCCCGCCGATACCGCCGCTGTCGATCGGGGCGCGTTCGTAGATGCCGGGCAGGGTGACGGCTTCCATCGTGCCGCGGCCGCCGTAGGCGCGGAACTCCGCCGACTCGATGAACACCTGCCCCCACTCGCGGGTCGCCGGCAGGTTCGCGGTGCGCCGCTCGAGCTGCCGCGGCTCCGGATCCTGCTCGGCGTCGGCCAGGTCGGTGCGCAGCTGCGCGTAGGCGCGCTGCGAGGCGAGCTGGTCGTTGAACACGGCCAGCTGCTTGTCGATCTCGCCGCAGCGTGACTGCCACTGCGTCAGCGACGCCTGCTCGGTGTCGGTGACGTCGCGGTCCTCGCGGGCGGCGGTGTCGGCGAGGGAGGTGGCGAGCTGGGTGAGGGTGTCCCGTTCGGATTGCAGCCGTTGCAGATAGGCGATGGACATGGGGTGCTCCCTTGGACGATGGCACGCGATACGGATCGCAAGTGCCGGTGCCCAAGTGCCGCCGGTCTGCGCGGCGGCCGCGCAAGCGCAAGTGCCGCGAATGTCCTGCCGGCGGCGGCCGGTCGGCGGCCGCGGTTGACGCGGTCAGACTAGGCCGCGGGCCGCGGCGCTGTCCACGATCAGCGGGCCCACGGCGTGTCGAACGGGGTCAGGTCGACCGTCGGCGGGTTCGTGAACGGTTCCAGCAGCGCGGCGAGGTGTTCCGCGCTGCGGGTCGCGAGCACCTGCGCCCCGTCGTAAGCGCCGACCCCGACCAGCGACACCTCGAGCAGCTTCGCCTGCGTCACCACCGCCGCACCGTCCCGGCCGCGGCGCACCTCCACCGGTTTGAACCCGACCGACATGGCGGGCAGGAACCCGCCGCGGACGTCGGCGAGGGTCTCGTCACCGGCCGGGCCGGGTTTGATCCGGAACGATCCGACCAGGCCCGCGTCGTCGTCGGACCACTGCACCGACAGGCCGATCGCAGCACCCTTATGGTCGTGCCCGACGAACAGCGGGATCTTCGTCTCCCGCTCCCGGATCGACTTGCCGAACGCGCCCCGCGCGATCCGCTCCCCGGACGGGTCCGGCACCAGGTACGTCGTCTCGTCGTAGGGGGCGACCCGGCCCACCACGGTCCGCGCGTCCTCGTCGACCCCGCGGATCTCCATCACCAGATCGGTGCTCGTCATGGCGTCACCTGCGTTCCGTCCGAGGGTGGGGTGTCAGTGGGGAGCTGCGGATCGGCGACCGCGCCGAGCGGCGGCAGCCCTTCCTTCGCGCGGGCCTCATCGCGGGTGTAGATGCCCAGCGGGATGCCGATGTTGTACGCGCCGAACCGGGTGCCCATGTCGGCGCGCAGTATCGAGTCGGTGTTGATCCGCAGCTCGGTGCCGAGCGGGAACTGCGCGTCCAGGCACGACTCGATGCGCCGCACCCACGGCATCAGCGAGTCCGCCCGGTAGTCGATGTTGCGGGATTCCACGTTGGCGTAGGTGGACGTGTCGCCGGGCACGCCCAGCTTGAACGGCGGGATGTGGAAGGACATCGCGATATCACGCAGCGCCCAGGTGCGGGCCAGGTCGAGCTGCGCGTCGAGCGGGGTCACGTTCAGCGGCACGAACTTCGTCGTCGCGTTCAGCACCGCGATGCGGCGCGCCCCGCCGTGCTGCGCCATCCACGCGGTCTGCAACTCCGCAGCCTTGTCCTTGGTCAGGTTCGGCTGGCTGGATTCGATGTAGCCGGCGGGGACACCGGAGCGGTACTGCCCGTAGGCGTAGCGGCGCACCTCCGCGGCCAGGCCGAGATCGGCGAGGTGCCGGGTCAGCACCCCGTGCCCGTGCCCCTTCGAGTAGGGCGGCTCACCACGCAGATGGATCAACTGCTCGGCCGGGATCTGCACCGGCTCACCGTCGAACCCTTCGACGTAGTAATGCCGGTTGTCCGGATCCCCGTCGATGCTCACCAGGTTCGGGTTCAGGATCCACATCGGCGGCCGCAGCGACCCGTCGGCATTCGGCGGCAGCGGCGACCAGATGTACCCGTCACCCCACCACAGCGCCGAGGTGATCCACTCGGTGTAGAACTCGACAGCCGACAGCTTCACGTCGTTCAATCCCGGCGCGCTCGCCAGCCGCCGCCCGTCCGGGCGGGTGTTCTGCGGGTCGGTCAGCCACGCCGGGGTGGGCAGCTGCTCCCAGCCGCGGAACACCTGCCACGGCATGCCCGCGATCGCCGACGAGATCAGCGACGTGCAGAACGACACACCGGGCACCGACGCCAGCCACCGGCCGCCGTAGTCCGCGCCGGGCGGCGGGTTCCCGAACGGTCCCCCGGTGCCGTCCCCGCCGGCCGGGCCGTCCCACCACAGCCACGGCTGCTGCACCTCCCACCCGGCCGGGTCGTTGAGCAGGATGTCCCGCCCGTCCGTCGCGGTCAGCACCCGCACCCGCTCCGATATGCCGAACAGCCGGCGCAGACTCACACCCATATCGCCGACTCCTCCGCCGGTTCGACCCGCTGGTCCACCCACCAGGCCAACACCATCGCCAACATCGCCGGGCCCGACGTCTCCCGGTTGAACACCCGCACCTGCCCGATGTGCCGCCACGCCGCCCCCGCGACCGCGTCATCCAGGATCGGGGACGGGGTGTGCGCCAGCCGGCCGGCGATCAGCGTGTCGTAGAACGCGCCGCACGCCGCCGCCAACTCCCGCGACGAGGTGGTGACCAAGGTGTCCCCCAGGTGCGGGCGCAGCTGCTCCGCGATCGACCCGGCCGGTCCCGCGGCGTCGACCAGCACGGCCGGCGCCGCCCACTGGGCGACCAGGTCCAGCACCCGTTGCGCCACCCAGTCCGCGTGCGGCCGCTGCTCCACCAGCTGCACCGTCCCGCCCACCGCGGCGACCACCGCCGCCGCCGACCGGTCCACCGCCACATCCACCCCGAACACCGGCAGCCCGCC